CTGTATATGCAGCTAAGGCGCGACTTGCGCTCCTCACTATGGAAGCTGTTCAAAAATCTGTTGAAGCTCCTCTTGCTTTGCCCACTGATGTTACTCAGCTTTCCGTTGGTCCTGATTCAGTTATACGCTCTAACTCCCCTGAAAAAATTCGTCGTATCAATCTGGACGTACCTCAGTTTGCGTTTGCGGAGAACAATGTTCTAGCAGATGAAATGAAACTTGGAACTCGCTTCCCTCAAGCACGTGCAGGGCAAGCAGAAGGTTCTATTGTTACTGGTCAAGGTGTCAAGGCACTTATGGCTGGATTCGATTCACAAATCAAAGTTATTCAATCAATCCTTGGCGAAGCAATCGGTGAAGCAATTTCTATTGCATTTGCTACCGATGAAGCATACTTCCTAGCGTTAGCTCGCGAAGTATCTGCAACAGCCAATGGAGTTCCATACAAGTTAAAGTACAAACCATCAATCGATATCAACGGTAATTATGGCGTAACGGTTGAATACGGATTGATGGCAGGTTTAGACCCTAACCGAGCATTGGTATGGGGTCTGCAAGCACGAGGCGACAAGCTAATCTCACGAGGAATGCTACGTCGCAACTTACCGATTTCGCTCAATGCTGGAGAAGAAGAGCGGGCAATTGATATCGAAGAGATGCGCGATTCACTAAAAGCGTCTATCTCACAACTTGCTGCAGCGATACCACAAATGGTTTCGCAAGGACAAGACCCGATGTCACTTGTAGAAAAGATGGCAACAGTTATCGATGAACGCAAAAAGGGTACACCGCTTGAAGAAGCAGTAGCCAAAGCGTTCAAGCCAGAACCAGCACCACAAGCACCAGAAGCACCACAAGCGCCAGAAATGGCGCAACCAGAACAACCAGCAGGTATGGGTGGCGGTATGCCACAGATGCCACAAGGTAGACCTGCAATGCAGGAACTACTAGCAGGGTTAACTGGTTCAGGCAATCCAGTACTCGCAGGTCGAGTAACTCGACAAATACCAGCATAACTAAGGAGAAACAATGTTTGGAAAGCAAGGAAAGGCAGCAAAGGCTCCAGTTCACCCAGGACACGCAGGCAAGAAGAATGGCGGTAAGGGTGTAGGACTAGGACAGAATGCAAAGCCAGCTGCACTAAAAGGCATTAAGGGCAACAAGAACAAGCTTAAGTAAGGATAACCATGGCGAAGAAACCGTATAAGTATCGCCAAGCCAGAAAAGACGCTAAGACTGCAGCAAAGAAAGCTTTTCCAGGAAAAGTAAAAGCTGTACGTAAAGACATCACAGGCAAGATTACTGCCGAGGATAGATTAGCGCTCAAGGATATGGCTGATACTGCCAAGAAAGAACTTGGTAAGAAGGCTTATCTAAGCAGAGCTGAATATGATGCTATGCAAAACAGGGAACTTGAAAAGTTTCGTGAGTCAATGCGTCAAGAGTTTGGCGAATATGCAGGCAAGAAAGCAGGAGAGCCAGAAGCTCCAGCCAAGAAAGCCCCTGCAAAGAAAGCTGCTGTCAAAAAGCCAGCTGTTGCTGTAACTGACAAACGTACACCTGCAGAAAAAACCGCATCTAAGAAAGCTGCTGCTAAAGAAGTAAAAAAGAATACTAAGAAGTTTGTTCCAAAAGGTTCTAAAGCGGTAGTTGATACACCCGTAACTAAAGGTGGAGAATTAGAAAAGAAACTTATTGCTGATAAAAAAGCTGCAACTAAAGGCATGACTCGTGCTGAACGCTCTGCTGCTAATAAGGCTGCGTGGAGAAATATGACACCAGCACAGCGCAAAGCTTGGGCAGCAAACAAACCAGGAGCAACTGGTTCTGGAGTTCCAGCAAAAGACAGTGGATTACGTAAAGCATTGGGAGTTTCTACTGACAAATGGTCTAAAATGACACAGGCTGAAAAAGAAGCCTTTGTTAGAGAAGATGCTAAAGCTGCTAACGTAAAAGAAAAAGCAAGAATGGCTGATGCAGAAGCAAAAATTAAAGCTCGCCAAGAGGCTCGTTCTGCAACCACAAAGCGTCCAACGCTTGCAGACCTTAAGAAGAATGAAGCTAAAGGTCTAGAAGAGGCTAAGGCACGTGTTGCTGCTAAGAATAAAGCTCTCGCTAATTCTGCTAAAGGTAAGACTCAAACTCCTCAAGCAGCAAAAGCCAAAGCAAAAGCAGCAGCAAAACCAGAAGGTAAAGTAGCAAGCAAGCCTAAGTTCCGTAAGATTAAAGGAACTGCTAAAGGTGGCGCTTATGCAGCACTTGCTGGAGAAGTAGTTAGCTTAGCTAAAGGTTCTACCAAAAAAGATTTTGATGAGATTAATCGTCTTGAAAACAAGTTAGCTCAAATTACTGGCAAAGGTAAGAGCAGAGTTACAGCAGGTCGCCAAGGAGCACAGCAGCAAGTATCACAACTTGCATCGCTTGCAACTATGGGCATTGTTGGAAAGACTCGTCGTCAACGTATGGACGAGCTTAACGCTCTTATTGCCAAGGCTGAAAAGAAGAACAAGCCTAAAGAGCTTCGTTATGGTAAAGATGGTTCATCACTTGTACCTGGAACTGCAGCATATAAAGCTGGTTCTACTACAAGACCAACAGTAACTTCTACTGGTGGTGGCTCAACTACTAAAGTTGACACAAGATACACCGTAAAGAAGGGCGATACCTTGTCAGGTATTGCAAAGAATGCAGGATTAACGTTAGCGGAAATCCGTGCAGCAAACCCTGAGATTATGAAGAAGAAGAAGTACAAGCAGGGTTCAATGATTTGGTCAGGAACAAAGGTTAATATTCCAAAGAAGTAGGTAAATAAATGTCAATGATGCAACCTTCGGGTCCAGGTAAGTTCGCTAAGCGAACAGACCGCCAGGGAGCAAAGCAACTTCCTAATGCTGCTTATGGCGAGCAAAAGGAATTTCAAGATATGCAAGCTGGTGCGCCAATGGCAAAAACACCTCCAACGCAAATGCCACGATTAAATCCAATGGCAGGCGTAGTACCTTTAACAGCGCCCACCCAGCGTCCGAATGAACCCGTGACTGCTGGTGTGGACGTTGGTCCTGGTCCTGGTCGAGAAGTATTAGGATTAAAAAGCCCAATTGATAATCAATTAAAAGATTTATCTAAGTTGGCTAAGTACATGCCACTGATGGCACAGTTTGCGGATTCTCCAGAATCTACTGGAACTATGAAAGCTTTTGTTAAGTATCTACGGAGTCAAGCAGAATGAAGATACTCAAGAAGTTCGAAGAGAACCTTGAATACCTTGGATTTGAAATGGCTCCAATTGCTTGGGATTTAGCCAAGTTCCCCTTTGAATCCGATGACGACCGAATTTCAGTATTAGAGGAACTAACGGCTAAGGAGGCTACACCTAATGTCCCTAACAGAATGGTGGAGTGACCCCTCTGTAGCTACAGACCCAGCCAAAGAACCAAAACTTTCTAAGGTTGATAAGTTCAAAAAAGAACAAGACAATACTAAAGTTGGTAAAGCAGAGCAAGCCATTATTCCTAAAGTAATGGGAGCTATTGAAGCTGGAAGTAAAAAGCCAATCCTTGGCAGGATTATTAATCCAGCAATGTCTGCGCTTAGTTTTGTTGGCGAAAAGATTGTTCAGCCAGTAACTCAAACAGTTTCTGCTGCACTACTTACACCTCAAGCTATGGCTAAAGGTAAAGGTGGTCTAACTGAAAGCTACCGCTATTCAAAGAAACAAGCGGAAAAGATTTCAATGGGACAGGCTGCTGCTAGCGCTGTCAGTAAAGTTGCATCACCAGTTCTTAGCAACGTAAGTGAAGCAACATTCCTGCAAAAAGATTTTGATGTATTTGATGAACGTCAACGCGATAAAGCATTTCGCGATGAGTGGGCTGGAATCCTAGCCTCTGGCGTTACTGATTTAGCACTTGCTGCTCTTGGTAGCAAAGGTGCTGGTATGGCAGTACGCGGTACTGCAAAAAAAGTTGTAGGTCCTAAGCGTCTTTCTACTACAGAAGACATGGATGTTTTTAGAACCGAACTTGAGGATATTGTTGCATCTAAGGCTTTGCCTGTAGAGCAACAGCCAAAGACTGGCTTGTCCGTACTTGTTGACGATGCTGTTAATGAAACAGACTTAACCAAGCTTGCATCTAACCCTCTTGTATCTGAAACATCTAATCCTTATAGAACCGCAACAATCTTATCAAGATTAGATAATCACCGAGATGTAGCAGATTACCTGCTTGCAGAACGTGGCGATACTGCTGCGTTCCAACGTCTGT